TACTGGGACAAAATTCCGCCTCAGCAAACTCAGTTGAGGATCATCGCTCACTTACTCGGTTATGAAGAGCCGGAAAAAGTGAGTTTAATTGACTCAACAGAGATTGAATCTGTTTCAGAATTTATTCCAGTTAATCAATTGAGCGAATCCGAGTTTGATCAGGTATTAGCGCAATTTAAAATTCCAACCCAATCACATTAAACCGCAGGGGCGCTTATGGCGCCCCTTTTTATTGCGAGATTCAAATGTCAAATGATTCTATTATTCAAATTGGCGCAGACGCTAGTCAGGCCAATGCGGAGTTTGAAAAATTAGGTGATAGAGCGCTGAGCACTTCTCAGCGGATGCAATCCAGTATCCGCGAAGCAAGTGAGCAGATGACAAGTGCCATGAATCAGGCAACATCTGCCATTAATTCCAACTTTGGCCAAATTGGGGAAATGTTTTCTAAACTCAATGGCGCCATGATGGCCTTTAGTGCGGTATTTGCTGGCGGTGAGTTATTTAAAGAAGCGATTTCAGGGGCTTCTAAGTATTACGAAGAAAATGAAAAATTAGGCCGTGCATTAGGTATTACGGCCAATGATGCTGCAACCCTTAATCAGGCTTTGGGTGATATTCATGTCAGCACGGATGATTACTCCAGCGCAGCTAAAGGGCTAGAAAAACAAATCAACAAAAACGAAGAAGGCCTCAATAAGATGGGGCTTACCACACGCGATTCGAGTGGTCATCTTCGGCCTCTCAATGATTTGATGCTTGATGCCATCAAAATTACCAACGATCACCGTGAAGGTACCGATCGAAACGTCACTGCCATCCGGTTTTTTGGTAAAGGGATTGAGGATGGTTCTCGGCTGTTGGAACTCAATGCGCAACGTACTGAAGAAGCCAGAAAAACCAATGAGGAACTGGGATTAACGGTCGGAGTACGCGGCGCCCAAAATCAAGAAGCCTATCGTAAAGCCATGAAAGATGTAGGCGATGTATTGGAGGCTGTTGGTAAAGTTGTCGCGGATGCACTCATGCCATTGTTAACTCAAATCGGCCAATGGTTTAGAGATGAGGCACCTGCTGCGATTGAGAAATTTAAAGTAGCGATGAATGCTGTCGTTTTCGTTTGTGAATTAGCCTGGGACGCTTTTTACATACTTTGGCAGATCACTACAGCAATTGGCGAAGCTATTAGAGAGTTTGCATTGACTGTGATTAAAGTAGTCGATCAGATTTTGTGGGGATTAAAAACCCTCGATTTCTCAGGCGCTAAAAAAGCTTGGGATGAAGGCCTTGGTAACATCGAAGATATTGCTAAAAAGCGCTTTGATAACATTATTAAAGAGGGAAGCAAGACCGCAGAGGCCCTTCGAGGATTAATTCATCCCGATACTGTAGAAGATTCAAAAAAGAATCAATCTGGCGCCGATGCGTCCGCAGACCCAAAGGGCACTAAAACATCCCGTGCAACCGAGTGGAAAGCTGAATTGGAGTTGATGCTCGAAAATGAAAAGAATTATTTCAAAGACTCACTCCAAGCAGAAATTGCTTTCTGGGAACAAAAGCTAGCGCAAACTAAAAAAGGTTCTAAAGAGCGCCGTGATGTTGAGCATGAGATTTATGCACTTCACAAAAAAGAAGCGCAAGAAAACTTCCAAAATGAAATCGAAGGGCTAAAAGCCCAATCCGCTGCAGAGCAAGCAGGCGGAACCGAACGCATCAAAATTGCTGGCGAAATTGCTGCCAAAATTGGTGACACTTACGGCCTGCAGTCTAAAGAGTACATCAAAGCGCTTGCGGATATGACCAAAGCAGCCGAAGAGCATCGGATGCAGATGGATAAGCTAGAAGACATGCGCATTGATCGGCAGCGTACGCACGATGTCACGCTAATCGAGATGGAGCGCGATCAGCTTAAAACCAAAAAAGAACTAGGCCAAATCAGCGCGCAAGAAGAGTTGGCAGGCTTACAAGCATTGGCAGAGCAGCAATATCAAATTGAATTAAAAGCTGCTCAGGATAAAGCCGATTTAATTAAAGATGATGTGATTGCACAGCAAGCAGCTTACGACAAAATCCAAGCCATGGCTGAAAAGCATGCCAAAGACATGGCGCAAATCAACAATCAAATCCTGATTGAAGAGAAAAAGACCTGGGATAAGTTTTCGGATCCGATTAAAGCGGCATTTTCCAAATCCATTGATGGCATCATCCAAGGCACCACCTCACTCTCTAAAGCCCTTCATAACATCTTCCAAAGCATCGCGCTTGAGTTTGCCAATCTTGGCGTAAAAATGTTGGCCGATTGGATCATGAAAGAAGTGAAGATGACTGCCGCCACCATCTTAGGCACCCAAGAACGGACTGCAGCTGAAGAAGCGGCTGCAGGCGAAAGCATGGTAATCAGTGCTGGCACTGCTATTAAAAGCATTATGAACGATGCATGGGAGGCAATGGCTGGGGCTTATAAAGCCATTGCTGCAATTCCTATTGTGGGGCCGTTTATGGCGCCAGTTGTCGCTGCGGGTGCTTTTGCTACGGTTGCTGGGTTTGCAGGATCTATTATTTCTGCTGAGGGTGGTTATGACATTCCGAAGGGCCTTAATCCAGTGGCCCAACTTCACCAAAACGAGATGGTGCTCCCTTCAAAATATGCCGACACCATTCGTGCTTTATCCGATGGCGGCGGGGCTGGAGGCGCACCTGTCCACGTTCATATCAATGCAATGGATGCCAAGAGCGTGCGTGATTATTTCAAAGCAAATAGCCATACCCTAGCCCCGGCGCTCCGCAATATGGCGCGCAACTTCACACCCATAAAGGTTTAATCATGAGTAACGCTATTTTTCCAGTTTTAGTTGGCCAAAGCTGGAATGTCGTTAAACAGCCAGAGTTTAGTACCAAGGTTCATCGCTCAGTAAATGGTTTTGAACGCAGAGCCGCATTTATGTCTTATCCATTATGGACATTCAAACTTAGTTATGAAGTGTTACGCGATGGAAATTTTGGTAACGATTATGACAGGCTTATAGGTTTTATTATTGCGCGCCAAGGGGCATTTGATAGCTTCTTGTACTCAGACCCGACAGATAATGCAATGACAGATCAAACCATCGGCATTGGTGATGGCAGCAATGTAAGTTTTCAATTGGTGCGCTCTCTGGGTGTAGGCAATGTATTTTTAGAGCCAGTGCAAAACGTAAACGTGATTACCAATATTACAGTTGATGGTTCGGTTGTCACCAATTACACAGTCAATTCAACAGGCATGGTGACATTCGTCTCACCGCCAGCCATTGGCTCGGTTGTGCGTTGGTCTGGCACCTATTATTACCGCTGTCGATTTGTCCAGGATACCAGTGAGTTTAATTTAATGGTGCGCGACCTATGGGAACTGAAAAAGCTCGATTTTGTTGGTAGCACCCTAAATAAGGTATGAGCATGAAATCAGCTTCAGCGGATTTAATTAACTATCTCAATAACCATCAAGAATACATTATGGTGGATTTATTGACGTTCACGCTGCTCGATGGCACAAACTATCGTTATGCCCTTTGGGATTTGAATGTCACTTATAACGGAATCACCTTTAATAAAGCAGGGGATGGCACCAATCCACTTTTTGAGCGCTCGCGCGTGAGAACTATTTTGGGTGTTGAGGTAGATACTCTTGACCTCAAGATTTACGCCAAATCGTCAGATATGCTTGGTGCTATAAGCTGGATTCAGTCCGCAGCCAAAGGAGTGTTGGATGGCTCTATGGTATTGCTTGAGCGCGTATTTTTAAGCGATAACACGACAGTCATTGGCGGGTACGTGAATTTTAGTGGTCGTGTTGCTGACATTACCATGTCGCGCAATGAAATTGATCTAGTCGTTAAAAGCGATATTGAGCTGTTAAATATTCAAATGCCCCGCAACTTGTATCAAGCTGGATGCCCGCATAATCTTTATGACACAGATTGCCAAGCAAGCAGGATAAGCTTTAGGACTAGCGGCATTGTTAATGCCAACAGCACCGCCTCTTTGGTTTTGTGCAACGTGACATCTAAGGCTAATGGATATTTTGATATGGGGTACATTGAATTTACCTCAGGCGCGCTGACTGGCATTAAACGTACCGTGAAAGCGTACACCAATAGCAGTCTTTCTTTGATGAATCCATTGCCGCAAGCGCCATCGCCAGGCGACAGTTTTTATGTCTATGCAGGATGCGATAAGCAACAATCGACCTGTAAAAACAAATTTAACAACCTCGCGCATTTCAGAGGTTTTCCTTACGTTCCAGTACCAGAAACGACACGATGAGCAATATTCGAGAATCCATCATTGCTGAGGCAATGACATGGCTTGGTACGCCTTGGCATCACAACGCACTATTAAAAGGCGTGGGTGTTGATTGTGCTCAATTTTTAATTGGCGTGTATTCAAATGTTGGGCTTGTGTCACATATTGATACGGGGTTTTATCCACGCGACTGGCACTTACATCGAAATGAACCTATGTTTTTGCAATTCCTAATGCAATATGCCGACCCCATTGCCGAAGGGGAGCGCGGTGATATTGCCATGTTTAAGTACGGCAGGCATCCAGCGCATGGCGCTATCGTAGTGGATAGCCATACCATCATTCATGCATACCGAGATGAAAAATCGGTAGTTTTAACGGATTTAGACCACACGGAAATGCAAAGCCGATTTGCTGGCTACTACAGATTAAAAGGTCTTAAATAATGGGTGGTATATTTGGAAGCAGTCAGTCGATTAACACGACTGAGCCAATGGCGCTTGGCTTACGAATTCAAACGTCAGCTTATGGACTTGTTGTACCAATTTTATATGGCCGCAGCCGTATTGCTGGCAATCTGATTTGGTATAGTGATTTTACGGCGGTACCACATACTACAACCACCTCCAGCGGTGGCGGAAAAGGCGGCGGTAGTGTTGATTCAACCAATACCACCTACACCTATACAGCTGCGCTTGCTCTTGGTTTGTGCGAAGGACAAATCTCCGGAATCAATGCTTTTTGGTCTGACAAGGACTATATCACTGACGCTGGTAGCAAATTTAGTAAATTCTTAGGTTCCTATCCGCAATCTGTATGGACATGGATTGCAACTAAGCACCCAGATAGCGCGTTAGCTTATGAGGGGCTATCTTACGTTGCAGCTAGCGCATACGACTTAGGTAACAACTCGTCATTACCTAATCATACGTTTGACGTGAGTGGTCGCCTGCAATTTAATAGTGGCGTGATTGATGACGCTAACCCTAGGGATATTGTCGTTGATTTTCTGACCAATGGTCATTATGGCGTTGGTTTTCCAGCCATTAAAATTGGAGATTTAACGCAATATTCCAATTATTGTGTATCCAATAATTTGTTTTTGTCTCCCGCGTACACCACACAAAAACGAGCTAATGAAATCTTGACCGACCTTTGCAGAATTACAAATTCAGGAATTTATTTCAGCGAGGGTAAACTTAAAATTACACCATTTGGAGATTCTTCCTCCGTAGGAAACGGCGTAGCTTATACGCCAAACGTAATGCCGATTTACGCGCTTAACGATGATGATTTTATCGTGACTGCCGGGGAAGATCCCGTGAGGTTATTACGCAATGCCACCTCAGACGCCTTCAACTCAGTGCAAGTAGAGTTTGTAAATCGCTTCAATGAATACAATATTGAAATCGCAGAAGCAAAAGATCAGGTCAATATCGATTCGCTTGGATTGCGCCCAATGCAGCCAATTACAGCACATGAAATTGCATTACCTTCTGTTGCGCGGTCTGTGGCCCAGTTATTACTGCAAAGAAGTTGTTACATTCGAAATACCTATGAATTTACGCTTTCTTGGAAATATTGCTTACTTGAGCCCACAGACTATGTAACGATTACCGATGCCGCGCTTGGTTTGAATAGTTATCCAATCCGAATTTTATCTGTTGAAGAAAACGAAGATGGCTTGCTAACGATTATTGCAGAGGATGCGCCAGCTGGCATATCAAGTCATGCCGTTTACTCTCAGCAATCAAGTGAGGCCAATAGCTTTTATACAAATGCAAGCGCTAGCGATACCAATGCCCCTGTCATTTTTGAAGCGCCTGCTATTTTAACTTCTAATGGCTTGGAAGTATGGATTGGCGCATGCGGGGGTACGCTATGGGGCGGCTGTCAGGTTTGGGTATCTATTGATGGCGTTAACTACCAACAGATTGCTACGATCACTAATCCGGCTCGAATGGGCTGGCTAAACTCCCCATTAGTTTCACATGCTGACCCTGACAAAGATGATACATTATCTATAGACCTAAGCATCAGTCGTGCAACGCTTGATGGCGGGTCTCAAGCAGATGCGGATAACTTCACAACACTTGCATATGTGGATGGTGAATATATCAGCTATCAAAATTCAACTTTGGTGGGGGCTAATAAATACAATTTGAGTTATTTGCGCCGAGGTGTATATCACTCAAATATTTCAACGCACGCAGCCAACTCCCCATTTATTCGTATTGACGACAAAGCACTAGCAAAATACGCGTTCACACCTGACAAGATTGGCAATAAGATTTATATCAAGTTACCAAGCTTCAATCAATATGGTGCGGCGGTTCAATCAATTGCAGACATTGAAGCGATTATTTATACAATTCAAGGTTCTGCGCTTACCAGCGCATTGCCAAATGTGCAGAATGTGACAAGCAACTTTGTTGGTAATGTATTAAACCTGTATTGGGATGCTATCAAAGATTTCAGACAGCCCAATGTTGACTATGAGATTCGCGTAGGAAATACATGGGAAACGGCGTCCGTATTTGGCCGCACTTCATTAGCTAGTTTTACAGCTATTTGTAATGGAACTCACTGGATTGCGGCACATTATCAAACAAGCAGCGGAATTAATATCTATTCAACCGCTCCCGTGGCCATTCAAGTGTCAGGAGCAACGCTTGTTC